TGTATTAGCAAATAAAGTGTAAGTAGAACCAACAGCAGCTAAATAGTGTAAACCATCTTTAGCAGAATCTGCTCCAGTAAAAGTAAAAGTAACATCAGGATAATACAAACTAAATTTATTTGGTAATTCATTAAACCAAAGTTTATATTTAGCTGTAATAAAGTGTCTGTTACAATAGTGTTCAGCCATTTGAGTCGCAGCACTTATATATGTACCCAACAAAATGTCTTCAGTAGAACCATCAACTCTAAGTTGAGATTTTAATTCAGCAGTTGTTACAACTTGATTAGCGTTTTCTAATTCAATAAACTCCAAATTACCATACCTATTTTGACTAGGATTAAGGTATTGGTAAGTGTTTGAATCAAATATGTTATCTAAATACGACATTTATTGGCTTATAAAGAAAAGGGAAAGGGTATTACCCCTTTCACCTTTTAAATTAATCTAATTATTATGCAGTAAGCGTTGAAACAATGTTTACACCTGCTTCTTTATTACCAGCAACATCTTGTGAAACAAGACCATCAAGTAATGTACTTAAAACAATTCTTGTCCCTCCGTTTAAAGATTGACTGTAAGGGTCCACTAACACGTCTAAAGCCCCAAACATACATAGGTGTATTTTTTCCATATCTATCATCAATGCTCTTGCTTTAGTAGCAGAATCTGTACCAGCACCAACATTATTAGATACAAAGTAAGGAATGTTAAGAACTCTTCTATCTTGTAGATTAAGAGTTCCTGCTGAAATACCTGAACCTGCTGTACCTGAAACCTCAACCATTAAACATTTGTATGCTGCTCCATTCATTAACAATTTAATAGACTCTTTATTAGTGTCGTTAAATTGAGTAATCATTAAATTAGTCATTGCCTGAATAGAAGCAATAGGTTGAACTACACCTGTACCTGAATTAGCCCATTTTGTACCTGCTGAAGGAGAATCTAAAAAGATAGAATTAGGACCAGTTTGGTCAGCTTGATGTAACAAGTTTTCTTCAAATTTTGACATAATAGCTGCTGCCATAGAACGTCTAAAAGCACCTTCTATACTAGAATTTTGTGCAAATGCTGCGTTAGAAACATTAGTTGCAGCAATAATAGTGTTTGGAGTCAATTCAGCACCACCAATAACACCTGCGGGAGTGTTTACACCTGCGGCTTCAGCTTGAAAAGCTGCTGTTATTCCTGTTACAATTGGTACTTTTTGTGAAGCACTTAATCCAGTATAAAAGTTCGCTCCACCTCCTACAAGAACAGAAGCAGCAAACATATCATCAGTAAATGAACGAACATCTGAAGGAGAAGCACTTGCTGTTACTGCTGTGTTATTAGCACGAGATTCTAATACTGAACTTGGAATAGCAACACCTCTAAAGTTTTGATTAGGATTTTCGTTACGAGCTTCCTGATCCATTTCACGCACCAAACCTTCTATTCTACCTGATTTTGCAGCGTTTACAGCCTCAAAGAAAGAATACGATCGTTCTTCTTTAGATGTACCTACATCTTGAGTTTCAAAAGAAACTGGATTAGAAGCAACTTCTGCGTTTAATTTTTCTTGACGTTCAATAACTTCAATATCTTTAGCCATTTTGTCAATGTTAGTCATCATACCATCGTATGATACTTGCTCGTCATTTGTGAAATCACGAGATTCATTTTTTGCCAAGTTTAACAAGTCGTTAGCTTTTTCAATAGCATTTGCTCGTTCTTGACGAATTTCAATCGAATTTTTCATATTCGTTTTTTTAGTTTTAATTCGTTACTTAATATATTTAACTTTGAATCGTCAAACGATTCCTTAACTTCTTGTTTTACTTCGACAATTACTTCAGATTCCTCTTTTTCAAAGTTCTCCTTAGAACGAAGAGCAACATCGGTGTTTGCATAAGCACCCACCCCTACTATAGAAACATCAACTAACCGACCAATTTTATTAATTTGTCTTCGTGTTGTATCTCCATCTTTACTCCACTCGTCATCTTCTACAGTAAATGCAAAAGAAGATTCATAAAGCAAACCTCTTTTCATAAGTTCTGCTACATCTTTTCCTGCTGTTGTGTCAGGTAAAGTAGCATCATATCGTAACCCTCTTTCGTCTACAGTTAATTGTAACGTACCACCTATGTTTCTATCTAACATTAAGTTAGGATCGTGGTTATAAGTTAGGATTACATTGTCTTCTAATCTCCCGTCAAAAGCACGAGCAGATATTGTTTCTCTAAAACCTAAATCTCTACTATCAGTATCGAACAAGGCAGCGTAACCAGTTACTTTTTTTTCTTTTGAATCTTCATCCATCCGAACTTGTAGGTTACCATTATATATTCTAGTTTCTTTATTTTCCATATAGTAACTATTTTTTTCTTCTTCTTTTTTAATCTGTGCTGATTTTTTTCTTGACCAACTAAATCCTGCATCTCCGCCCCATAACGCCCAAGCTATTCTACCTGCACTTGGATAACCTTCTTCTCCTGGTCTAAATCCTTCAGCCTTCTTATCTACTTCGTGTCTACTAAAAAAACTAAACATTCTTTTTATTGTAGAGATAGATAAAGAACCATTAATTATATCTCTTGCTCTTGCAACACCTACACTCGTTCCACCTCGACCAAACTCTTTTCGCCACTCCAAACCTTTCTTAGCTTCGGATTTCATTCCACTTGTAGGGGTTGTATTTATGTCTTTTAAAGCCAAACTATAAATCTTTTCTAGTCGTTGATTCCCCTAACTTATCTAAAGGCATCATATTGCTTTGCATATACACTTTTTCACTTTCACCACCCATAGAGTTCATATCTTCGTGTTGTCTAACCTCATCAGGGGACATTACACCGATGTTTACTAAAGTTCGGTAGTAATCTGCTCTTGACTTAGAATCACCTCTTAAAAGGGCTGTAAGGTTAAATTTAAAGTATTGCGAACCTTTTTTGTTGAAAGGAATTAATTTTTGATTTAAAGCCATTTCAATACGCTTAATCCAAGGTGTAATTGTGTGTACTGCAAAATCTATTTGCTGTGCTTCAATATTTGAATAAGTAGCGTTACTTAAATCGTTAATTAGGTGATTAGGTACTCTAAATATTCTAGCAATATCGCTAATTTGATATTGTCTAGTTTCTAAGAATTGTGCTTGATTGTTAGGAATTTGTCTAGGAAAAAAATCCATACCTTCTTCAAGTATAGCTGTTTTTCCTGCGTTAATAGAACCACTATAAGTTTGATTCCAACTTGCTCTTAATCGTTTAGCAGTTTCAGGTTTTAGTGTTCCTGGATGTTTAAGAATACCACCTACGGAAGCACCATTTTTAAAGAATGAACCTGCAAATTCTTCTATGGATAAAGATACACCTAAAGATTGTGCGTGAGTTTGTATTGGAGATTTACCAACAATACCATCACAAGACAAACCTTTTATGTGAAGCATATTGTCTGAACCAACCTTTCCAGTTATAGGATAAGGTATAGTTTCGTTTTGTTCTATTTGATAATAAACTTCTCTACCATCAGGCGATACATAGACTGTAACATCTTCACATTGAATAGGGATAATTTGAGTAGGTAAACCGCCATTATTTCTCTCAATATAAGCGTAAAAGTTACCATCTAAACAGAGGTCTACTAAAGCCTTTTCAAAGAAATTAAAGGAATTGTAAAGGGTAGAAGGTTGTTCACCTACTAGCAAATGTAGTGGATTGCTAGATAAAATATATCTCTTGTTACTTTGGTCTTTTTCGTAAAGCGAGATAGGCAGAGAAGCAATAGTTTCAGAGATTACTCTTACACAACTCCAAACTGTTGAAAGTTGTAAAGATCGTAACTTATCTACAGGTTGCCCTGAAGCATTGCCCATTAGACTTGTGTTGTAAATACCCGAGCCGTAAAACCTTTGTTCTTGGTTTTTAACTTGTGGTTTTCTTTTAAAAAAATCAAATATTGATGTTGCCAAATTCCTATAAGTTTAATGTACCTTACCCATATACATATATATAAATTCACAATATGTGAACCTTTTATTTATATTTTTTTTGTAAATATTTCTTAACCCTACTTAAACTCTTGTGAATTTGCCTTGTAGAAACACCTCTAATGTCTGCTATTTCTTTTATTTTTAACTTGTAGACATATCTTAAATTAACTAAATCTCTTTCTTTTCTAGTTAAAAAGTGATGTATGTCTACCCAAATTTTATCAGCTAAAGGATTATATTCTTCTTCTATGATAGGTAAATCAAGAATTTTTTGCCTGTATCGTTTGTGAAATGGAGATGTAGAAGATAAAACTTGATTGGTAATTATCCTTGCTACATAAAATTTAAAGTGTCCTTGCTCGTAAATTGTTTTGATAGATTCGTTACGCTGTGTTAAAAGTATCAAGCAAACTTCTTGAACTAAATCATCTAAGAAGTGAAGGTCGTTATTTGTGCGTAAAACATTAATTGCAATCTCTCGAATAACATTGTATTGTGATTCTACAATTTGCTCTTTAGATAAAAAATATTTCTTTGTCATCGTAAGTTGAGCCACCTTTATTTTTGTTTTCCATAGCTTCACTTAGCGCCATAATACAAGCCACTACACCATCAATCTTTTCGTTACTCTTAGCCTTATTGGGTTTAACGTTTGAAGCAGCGTCTAAAGTCAAAACTACATTTGACATCATCCACCTAAGAACTGGGTCACCTCCGTGTCTTATCTTTCCAGCTAAAACTAAAGTTTCAAATTCTTTTGTAGCAGGTGACATTGTTTTAAATCCTTGACCTACAGGAATACAAGGACACCCATCTTCTGTCAGGTCGATTATTAACTGTGATGAGTTCCAACGGTCATATGCAACTATCTGAATATCATACAGTTCGCCTAATTCTATAATTTTTTGCTTTATGTAATTGTAATCTGTTACATCTCCAGGAGTGTAAATAACGTACCCCTCACGTTCCCACTTATCATAATTTACCTTATCTCTTTCAGACCTTTTTCTAGCGTTATCTTCAGGAATAAAATTGTAATTAATCACATCGTAACCACCCTCTTCATCAGGAAATAATAAAGCAAGACAAGTAATATCTCGTGTACTTGCAAGGTCTAATCCTGCGTAACAAGGTTTGCCTTTTAAAGATTGTAAATCTACTTCATCAGAACAACCCATCCACTTCTCGTCTGAAATCCACTTAGTTTCATTTGCAACCCATTGGCACAAATGTAATCTACGGAAAGTGTTTTCGTATGAAGGCTCGTTTTTTGCCTTGATAGCTTGTTGCATCATATACTCTTTTTTGATAATTGTTCCGTAACCTGGATTTGCTTTCTTCCAAGTTTCTTCACTAAAAATATCATCGCTTTCATCAGCTTCGTAAATAATGCCTAAGAATGAATCATCCTCTATTGATCCGTCAATAAGTTTTTTTGTGTAGTCGTAAAGTTCTCTTGATATGTGGTCTTTTTGATTGCCTGAACCTGCAGTTGTTATACCTAACATAAGGGGTTGTTTTCTAGCACCCATTGAGGTCAAAAGCACATCGTACAAATCTCTGTTTTTATGAGAGTGAATTTCATCAAGCAAACAACAAGATAAATTTAATCCGTGTTTTGTGTCTGCATCAGCAGAGATTACTTTGTAGTATGACCCCACCCTATCGTAAGTAATTGAGTCACGATAAGTACCTGCTCGTTTAATTAAATTAGGTTCTTGCAAAACCATATTTTTAGCAATCGAAAAACTGAGCCTTGCTTGTTCTTTATCTGCTGCTGCACTCACGATTTCCGCACCTTTCTCTCCATCTGAAAAAAGCATATAAAGGGCGATGCCAACCATCAAAGTTGTCTTACCATTTTTTCTAGGAATGAAAATAAAACATTGTCTAAATTTACGAAGATTTGTTTCTTTAGATTTCCAACCAAATAGCCCCTCAATAATTTCTACTTGCCAAGATTCTAGTTTGAATTTTTGACCTGCAAGTTCTCCCTTTGTATGTTGGCAAAATGTTTCTATAAAATCACAAGCCCTTCTAGCAGATTTTTTATCAAAGTAATATCTTTGCTTGTCAATCTTGTGTAGGTTATTCGCCACCGTGAAAGAAGTTTTCTATTTTAACATCAGGTGTTGTACCTACTTGCTCCATAGCATTTACCTTTGCCCTACTCGATGGTGTTAAACCAAACTCTTTTAGTAATTGAAATATTCTTACAAAAGATTGATTAGCAATTTGAACTTCAGGTCTGATAGTTGGTTTTGAATTACCTTCTCTCGATATGATGTCAATAGTTGCACCCAATTTATTTACAATCTCTTTTGCTTTTTTATATTCGCTGTAAGCATCACAAAGAAGCGTAAGAGCAATTGCATCTGCTTGTGTGAGGACAGACATATCGTGAAGTAAAGTGCTTAACTCACTAAACGCTTTTTGTCCATCCTCAGACAACCAACTTGGAATCGGGGGGAGTACAGAAGGAAGTACTGGTTCGTTTGGATTCAACCTGTCCTTACGAAGTGTACCTCTTTGTTTTTTGATTTCTGTTGGAACTTGTTTCAAGAATTTTCGTTTGACACAAATATATAAAAATAATTAATAATTAGATATATATCTTTATCCTTATCCTTATCCTTATCTTTAACCCCATAGGTGGGGTCTAATTGAGGTCTAGTTGGGGTCAAGTTGAGGTCTAAAATCTAAGTGCTTAATTTTAAATTAGTTTGGGTAAACTTACATTGGAACTAAGTAGATAAACTACAAAATAGTAAACCCTTTTTTTTTTGCGAGTTCGATAAAAACTTGCTCAGTAGGGGCTACCCCCAAGACCCCCTTTTTATTGACAAGACAAACAGAAGTTGGGGCGGCGCCCCTTCCCT